CGAGTTCGGCGTCTATACTTATTACGCCGACGAGAATTACTACCGCGAAGATACCTATTACGGCGGCAAGCTCCGCTACAAGGAGATTTACGCGCTCGGCAATCCTGGGGCGGATTTGTCGCTGCGAAGCGAGCTAGCGAGCAATAATGGTGCCGGACTGGTTGGCGTTGAAATCGGCTCTCCGGGGCGTTTTGTAACGCTTCAGGAGGCGCTAGATGTCGAGAGCCCAATGGGTGCCCTCGGTCCAGGCGTCATCCGCAATCTGAATTTCGACAAGCGCTTCACGTCGGCCACGAATGACTCCACCTCCTCCGGGCTCGACATGCGAAGCTTCGTCATCAGCACGGAGTTCGACGGATCGAACGGCGCTTATCAGGTCGCCGGCCTGCACCTTACGCCGAATTTCTATCATGACGGCGTCGTCGCCCCGAACATCACGTTCGGCTACGGCATCAAGCAGGCCTGCCGCATCGGGTTGAATAACAACCTGAATGGCACGCTCACGACATTTCGCGGAATCGAGACGCACACCGCGATCGAAGGCCATAACCACGTCACCGACCTATGGAACTTCAATGTCGGCGACTTTGATTGGCTGAACGGCGACGGGACCGCTGACAATGTAATAGGGTACCACTGCGGCAACCTGACCGGAGACGGCGGCGCGGCGCGCATCAACACGCTTGCGGCCTGCTATTATGCGCCGGATCAGACCGCCGGAGCACCGATGACGGTCGCCTTCTATTCGAACTTTGGCGATGCCGCGAACAAATACTCGTTCTACGGCGGCGGCTCGGCGTCAATGGTCCACGCCGGGAAGGTCCGGATCGGCGATCTCACACCGCCAACAAACCAACTTGAGGTTCATGGCCTCGCCAAGATTTCGTCGGACGGGACGGTGCTTTCATCCGGCGGCTATCATGAACTGAGAATCCAGAATAGCGGAACGGCAACTGCGATTTCCAATTCGCATGCCTCAACACCGAGCGGTCTCAGGATCAATTTCAGTGCCGCTTCGCCAAACGATCAGACGCAAACCTTCCTGCTCTGCGACGATTCAACCACGACCCGAATGGTCATTTACTCGGACGGCTCGCTAAGGACGCAGGGCGGTCTCGGATTCCTTGTTGGGGCGGGCGGGACCGTTGCCCAGGCCGCGAGCAAATCGACTGGCGTCACTCTCAACGCCCGGTGCGGACAGATCACGCTTAGCAACTCCGCGCTTGCCGCAAATTCCATAGCCTCATTCACCTTCACCAATTCGCGGATCGCCGCCGACGACAATGTTCACGTCTGGGTCAAGAGCGGCAACGCGAGCATTGGATCGTATCGCGTGGCAGCGGAGGGCAACGCAACCGGAAGCCGCACAGTCATAGTTGAAAACAAGACGGGAGGACCGCTCAGCGAGGCGCTGGTGATCGGCTTCTCGATCATCAAAGCGGTTATCGCGTGATGGCCCACCACGATCTTAGCCATCCTCTCGATCTTCTAGCCTGGGGTCTCGCCATCGTGGCCGGTATCAGTCTCGCCAACGCGGCAATCATTGCGACGATCCTCGCGGGACTCGGCTCATTCGCCCTCGCAATGGTGAGGATCTACTACACCGTTAAGCGTGGCGGGTCCGAAAGTGACTAAGGACGGCCTCCGCGAAAAGGTCTCCCGCGACCTCCACCGGCTTTATGACGGCGTACTCCACGAGCGCGTTCCGGACGATCTAGGCGAATTGCTGCGGAGGCTCAAGTGACGCCGAGCGCCGCATGCCTCGTCCTGATCCGCAAGTCAGAAGGACTGAGACTGAAGGCCTACGAGGACTGCGCTGGCGTCCTGACGATCGGATATGGGCACACCGGCCCCGATGTTACTCCGGGCAAGAAGATCACCGTGGACGAAGCCGAAGCGCTACTGAACGCCGATGCTACCCACGCTTGCGATAGTGTCATTCATCTCACGAACGGCAAGGTCTCGCAGGGCCAGTTGGACGCCCTTACGGACTTTGTTTTCAATCTCGGCTCGGGAAGGCTCCAGAGCTCGACGCTGCTGAAGGATCACCGAGCGGGCAATTATGCCGATGCTGCGGCTGAGTTCGGCAAGTGGGTGTTCGCCTCTGGCAAAATTCAGCCCGGACTTGTCAAACGTAGAGCTTGTGAGGCTCACTTATACTTGGACGGAACCCTGCCGTGAACGGTTTCCGCCCCACTCTTTCGCGCGCCAATGGAGCTGAGGCCAGCCTGCATCGATGCGGTAGGCCAACGTCTTCTTATTTACCCCAAGACGCTCACTTAACTCAGTCAGCGTCAGCGATTCCGGCCCGAACCGGACCTTGCGGACGCTCGCTATATGGGAAGACTGCTCCTTTGGCGTCGCCCATCGGCAATTCCCCGGCTCGTATCCCTTGCGGGCGTCAATCCGGTCAATTGTGTGGCCCTCTGGCCGCTTCCCCATATCGCGGTAAAACGCCTCAAAGGACTTCCATTCAGCACAGACTGCAATTCCGACCGCTCCGTAGTCAGCAAACTTCGGGTGGTTCGGGTTCTGGCATCGTTGCTTCATTGCAAACCAAGACATGTAGGTCGGCGTTCCCCACATGCCGTGCGAAGTCTTTTTGTCGCGGCCAGCACACGAGCGCGAGCAATATTTCCCACGCCCTTGGCGCAATTGTGACGCCAGCCTTTCAAATCGCGCGCCGCATGTCTGGCATTCACAGGGTATCTTTGGGGCTACGTTCATTAGCCTCACATACCTTTCCCGTCGCGTATTTGCAACCAAATTATCTCGACGGGACTCTCCCGTGAACCTCAACCTTCTTCGCGGCCCCGGAAACGCAAGTCTGGATCTTGCCCGCATCATCGGCGCGTCCGCCGGCATCCTATATCCTTTTCCCTTCGTCTGGAACGTCATCAAGCATGGCGTTGTCCCCGATCCTTCGGCTTTCGGCGTAGGCTACGCGGCAGTTCTCGCGGCCATCGGCGGTCTCATCGCAGTCAAGGACATCGGCGTAGCGAAGGCCAATGCCACCGCGAGCGGAACTTCATGACGTGGCTGGTTCGGAGACCGCCCGCAAGCTTCGCGGACGAGGGATCGGCGATATATCCGTTGGCGATCTCGTCCGGCGCATTGGCGTTCGTGGCGTCGGCTTCGTCGAACATATCTCGGAAGGGTTTGCCACAGTCGCGTTCGGCAAGGATCGGCGCGAGATTCACCCGCTCGGCGGCCTTCGGCAAGTGCAGCCCAAGGGTCACTCTTTTGATGCGAGAGGAGAGCTTTAGATGAAAGCCCTTCTTCTCCTCGCGGCCCTAGAGCCAGTTATCTCAATCGCGGGTTACAAGGCTTTGACACAGCCTCAAGCGCAGGTCGCCGACTATCAGAACTGCATCACTGTTCCAGCACCACCGCTGAAGCCGAAACCCGGTGTTCACGGGCATCCTGTGGTGGACTTGGCGTGATGCTGAGCTGGTTCCTCGCCTCGCACCTCGTGACGCAGCTCGCTGGCGGCGGCTTGCTGAAACTGTTCTTCGGCAACCTCGTTAACGACTGGGAAGCGTTCGTCGGCTTCCTTCGCGCGCATTCGATCTGGCTCACCGTAAGCCTGTGCCTGTCGCTCGCATGGGGCGTCGATCACATCATCTGTCATCGCCACGCGGCGCATGTTGAGAAGCAGCTTTCGGATGCGAACGCAGCGCTGACGAAGGAGCGCAACGGACGCATCGCGGACCGCCAAGCCTACGTCAAAGCCCAAGCCGACGCAGCAGCCCAGAACAAGGCGCAGGTCGCCAAGGTAGAACAGCAATACCAGAGGAACAGCGACGATGAACGCCAAGCCTATCTCAGCGATCTTGCTAAGCTGCGCGCTGACCGCGTGCGCCAGCAAGCTTCCGCCGCTCCAGGTTCAACCGGCGCAACCGGTTCACCCCAGGCTCCGGCCCCCGCCGCCGGAGCTAATGGAAATGGACTGTGTGTTCCTGCCGAGTCCGCCCTGTGTGAAGCGGGTGCCGAAATCGAACTGAGGCTGATGCACCTTCAGAACCTCTACGACCAGCAAACCAAAGTCGATCCGAATACGGAAGCGGCCCACTAACGGGCGCGCGGGGGAAGTCATGAATGCCAACGCCTCCACTTTCCCAAGAACTGTGCGACGAAGCGCTCCGTATCGTCGAGCTCCACGGTTCGATTAGCGCCGCTGCAGCAGCAGAAGGGATTCCGCGCGCCACCCTGCAATCCCGCGTGAACGAAGCCCGCCGACGCAAGGCGGGAATGGTCGTCACCGGGCGCTCTACCCTGACCGATCTTCGCACTGGCGAGCCGGTCATGGAATGGGTGAAAGAGTCCCTCGACCGCCAGCAAGCCGCAGAAGCGCAACAGGCGGCTTATGCAGTCCTTGCCGCTGAACTCCCACGGATCGTCCCTACGGTGCCTCCACGGGCCTCTGAGGGGCATCTGTGCACGGTCTATACCCTGACCGACTGTCACGTTGGCGCTTTGGCCTGGAGACAGGAAGGCGGCGACGATTGGGATCTGCAAATCGCCGAAGATACTCTGCTCGGCTGCTTCCGGCACATGATCGAGACCTCGCCCGCAAGTGAGCTCGGAATCGTCAACCAGCTTGGCGACTTCCTGCACTGGGATGGGCTGGAGGCGGTCACTCCAACATCAAGGCACCTGCTGGACGCCGATGGGCGGTTCGAGAAGGTTGTCGCGGTCGCAATCCGCATTCTCCGCCGCGTCGTCGATATGGCGCTCGCCAAGCATTCGCGGGTTCATGTGATCCTCGCGGAAGGCAATCACGACCTCGCTTCATCCGTATGGCTGCGGCAGATGTTCGGCGCGCTATATGAGAAAGAGCCGAGGATCACGGTCGAGCAATCGCCGCTTCCCTATTATGCGGTGGAGTGGGGCAAGACCATGCTCACCTTCCACCACGGGCATCTCAAGAAGAACGATCAACTGCCCCTATTGTTCGCCGCGCAATTTCCAGAATCGTGGGGCCGCACAACCAAGCGATACTGCCACACTGGACACCGCCATCACCTCGAGGAAAAAGAGCATTCGGGGATGGTTGTTTTCCAGCATCCGACACTGGCGGCAAGAGACGCCTACGCTGCGCGCGGAGGCTGGCACGCAATGCGATCGGCAACCGCCGTCACCTATCACAAGGCGTTCGGGGAAGTGTGGCGGACGAACGCCTGCCCGGACATGTTGAAGGCCGCATGAAGGTGTCGCTCGATCAGTGCCGGACGCCAACGTGTCGCGGCTGCGGGCGTTTCATAGGCTATGAGCATTTCGATCACTGCCCCTTCTTGCAGCCGGGATCGAAGCCGATAGGTGGAGATAACGTAGATTGGCTCCATCCGAAGGACGAGAGCCCGTAAAGCTGCCCAAACTATATCGACTATACCTTATCTGTGCTCCTGTTGAGGGCGGGATGCGGATCATTTGCGATCACATCCATGATGTTCATGATCTCATTCGCGAGCCAATCTGCCGAGTGATATGGCGCATTTCGGTATTGATCGACCGCTTCCCGCAATCTTTCTATATCCGATAGTAGGGATTCGGTCGTGTTGGCCAGCTTTCGCATCGTACCGCGAACGAGATTGATGTCGTAAGCGTAGTCCTCGGTAAAGCTGCGGCTCTTCGCGATCAGCTCCCGCACGTCTGTAGGTTGGGTCATTCGCCGAGCAACTTCATGGCGTGATCAACGGCGCGCTGAGCGAACCGGGCGCGTTCAATGTCGCGCTCCTCAGTGTCGCCCATTGCGTTATGGGCGATTTCGTTCGGCCTGCCTGGATCGTCGCCCCAACCTGGATGCCAGTTCGCGCGAATGCTGCCGGCAAGCACCTTATGGTCTGTCGGCGGCCCATTTTCGACAAAGCGGGCCATCATCTCGCGGCACGCCTGCGCGCCACGGCGGAACGATGCCTCAATGGCTGCGTCAAACTGTTGCTCAGCGATTTCGTCGAGCGTTTTCGGGTGCACGTCGCTCATCCTCTCACCTTTCCACGTCTGTAGGTTGGGTCATTGCGGCTTATCGCCTAGATCGAGGCGAGCTTCGTTCGCGGCGTGGTCGAGTATGTCCGCGATTGTCACGCTGCCCGCTTTGTAAATCACGTTGCCCACCGACATGTCGCGGTCAGTCCATTCCGACAGCAGTGCAGCGCGGCTCGCATCTAGCTTGCACAGCAACAGCTTCTCGATGCGAAGGAGCGTGCTGGCCGAGTCTCTAGCAGCAGAGGCCGCCGCAGATCGCGCGTTGTACTCGTTCTCGCGCCGCGCGCTTTCCGACATGTTCATCCTCTCACCTTTCTGTATCCTGACTGCTACTGTTGTTGGGCGTCTGCCCTTTGGGCGCCGCGCCCTCGTGAGCGGAGCCGAGTTTCACCGTCTCCGCCCTACGGGCTTCGGTCGCTATCGCATTGGCGACGATGCTCTCGATAGCGTTCCAATCGAGATAACCCGGCTCGCCCCACTTGGTATTGCCGTTCAGGTGATAATAGAGCGCTTCGACAAGCTCATCTTCCCACTTGCCGCTAGGGTGCTCACCCCAGTCGAATGAGGTCGCTTCTTCGCTGCCGCGCCGAACGCCCGCACGATAGACTTCCAAGAGTAAGGGGAAGTCTAAGCGCGAGGGATCGAAGCCCGTCAGGGCCGAGACTACAGGCTCGGCAGCTTGCTGCGAGAGCCCGGTGGCGTCAGCCACGCGCCCAGAAACAGTATCCATCACTCCCCTCCTTTATGCTTGCTCCGTAGAGCGGCGGCAGTCTCGTCACACGCCTCGGCATATCCGCGCCAATAGGCCTGATACTCGGGCGAGCACTCGGTCTTGCGTGCGTTGCGAGCCTTGTGTTCAAGCCGCTCAGCCAATTCCAGCAGTTCATCAGACATTGCTAGTTCCTTTGCGTAGAGCGGCGTTGTCGATGCTCCACCATCCTTGCTTGCCCTTCGCGGGCAACGGCGCGGAGAGCGGTTCGACCTCCCAGAGACGCCAGCCAAAGCGACCAGTGGACCAATCACCGGCTATCCGGTCATCGTCGCTCGGCTCATATTCTTCAGAGGGAACGCACATGCCGAGAAGGACTGTGCCGAGAATTGCGCCGCGCGGAAGGCTGTAGTTCCAGCCACAGCCAAATGCGTCGTAGCAAAGGTCGGCCAGTTCATCGCCAACACGCGGGCATGGCCTCGCCGCAGCATGGATAGCAATGCGCGTGCCAAGATATTTGTTGGGTGGCCTATAGGCGCGCGTCTCATAGCGCTTGTGGCCGCTGAAAATGAGCGATGCCCACGGCTGCCATAGCGTGATTACTGGAATGCGTTCCGGCAGCAGTTCAGACATTAGGGGGGTCTCCTCGATCATCATTGGGGTTGCGACTGTATCTGGGCGCATCCTTCGGACCGCGCTTGGCAGTTCTTAGGAACCGGAGCCCGACAAGCGGTCTCCGCCCTTCGGGTGCCATCGCTTGCGCGGCGTTAGCCCGGCAAACACGACACTCTATGCCTGACCGGCAAAACGGGCAGGCGCGAGCAGGAGAAAACCAGGCGCTCACATTGGCCTCCATTCGCAATGGCCACAGCGGTAACGCTGGCAGATGCGCCATTCCTTTGTGAAGGGCGGCACCCACTCCCATGTCCACCACTGGCCGAAGCGGTGTAGGCCAAGAAGGCAAAGAATCTTCATGCCGCGTCCGCTTCCAAGTCAGACGGCCATCCGCCGCCCTTGCCGCAAACGCTACAGCCCCATGACTGCCCCGTGAGATTGTGGTGCCATGCGCACTGCCATTGCTCTGCCATTGCGGCGGCAATGCCTTCGTAGGTGCGGGAGCGATTTCGCTTGCGATCTGGACCGGGCCCCATGCGGAAGACTCGCTGTTCTCGGCCTTCAACAATGTCCGTCGGCTCAAGCGGCGGAAGGTGCTTCAGCCACAGGCATGTTGCCTTGGTTTCACCGTGCCCGAACTGCCATGGCTGGATAATCTGCGTTGGCTCGGGAATGCCGAACAGCCGCTTGGGGTGGCCAAGCATGATCGGGTTTTCGATTGCAATGTGTGCCACCGGGGCGTTCCAGAGCGCGAGGAAGAAATGAGCAGCGGCACCCATCAACGCCCAGCGGTCGGGGTTGGGGCCGTTCTCGGCTTTCATGCCTGCGTAAAGATGCTTCGCCCCGCTATTGGCGAGATAGGTGCATTCGGGATGCGCAATAAGCATGTCCCAGCGCTGCCGGTGGGCGACGGCCAGCGCGTCTGCCTGGATATGATACGGCCATCCGTCATCGGCAGGCTCCAAGTCACACGACCATGCGTCGTGGCCGAGAGCGCGGAAAGCCCTACGAACAACGCCAGAGCGTTCGCAGGCGACGAGAATTCTCATCGCCCACTGCCACAAATAAGCATTCCGATGGCCAGGCCGAGCATGAACAGATTGGCCATCAGAGTTTTCACTTTCTGATGGGCCGTCTCCGAATAGATCGGGTCAGTTTTCACAGAACGCATCGTGAAACCCCGCAGAAAACTAACGTTCGTCGTAAACGCTTTGGTAAGCGTATTGTGAGGGGAAAGCAAGCGGTTTTCAACGCGCGTTTTCACGGCCACGGTTTGTTTCCCGTGTGTTCCGCGCCTCCATTTTAATGACCGCAGACTCCGCCAAAACAGTCATATCCCTTTGTTTTGCATAGTGTTCTATCATCTGCAGGCTCTGTCCTGTGATCGCCCCGACTTCGGCGGTCGAGCAGCCAGCGGCGAGCAGCGCATTCACCGCGCTTTTCCGAAGCCCATGCGGAACAACCTTTTGACCGTGCCCCTGTGCCCATTTCTGGAGCCGCACCCTTAGCGCCTGCTCCTTCATCGGCTTGCCCCGCTCGTTCAGCAGGAACAGCATGGCACCCTTCGGCGCATCCTCCTCGATGATCTTGGCGAGCCGCGAGTTGACGGGAATCGTCAGCGTCGTGTCCGTCTTTTGCTGCGTGAGCCGGATAGCTCCGCGCACCATGTTTTGCGGCCCCATCTTCACCGTGTCACCGATGCGCTGCCCCAGGAAATAGAGAAGCGCGACGGGCAGGCGGACGCTCGGATCGTTCAGTGCCGCCTCAACCAGCCATTCCGGCCACGCCGCGTGCTCGCCCATCTCCAGCGTCTCGATGCCCTCGGCGATGTTCTCCTTGACGTAGCGCCGCCCCTTCTTCGCCGCCCATGCGTAAAGAGCCCCGATCGCCTTCAGGATCATGTTGGCCGTGCCGGGTCTGTCTGCGAACTGATCGCGGAGCGTCAGCACATGCTCGTCAGTGATAATTGAGAGCGGCCAGCTTCCCCGGCTTTCAGAGCGAAACGTCTCATTGGCGTAGCCGAGGTGCAGCGCGTAGAGGGCTTTTGTGCTTTCGGACAGCTTGCGCCACTCAGGGGAGCGTTCGTAGAGCCTGCATAGCCAATCGAAGGTCTTTGACCCTTCCTTTGCGCCCCTCTTCGTCCGCAAGGCCTTCGCGGCCTTGTAGGCGTCGGGGAACTTGGGATCTCGAATATCGGGCAAGCGCGACAGGATGCGCGCCCCGTTCGGCTTTCGAGTGCCGGTGTCGAAGTAGAAGTATGTCTTGCCCTTCGCCTTCTTCGGGTGAACGTGAGGCAGGCCCTTCTTCTTCATGCGGCCTTGCTCCTGTAGAGCGGGCTATCCTTGAACCAGGAGCTATCATTCTGCTCCTCGGGCTGGCCTGCTACAATCTCAAACCCATCGGCGGTGAACTTCACCCGCGAAACGCATACGCCAGCCTTCTGCAGCGCCTTGACGGCACGGGCAGCCTCGGCGGGCGTGAATATGCGCTGCGGGTGGGCCACTACGCCCTAGCCCCGATTGAAGCCCGGTAGGGGCGAGACAACGAAGATTGGCTCGACCGCGAAGCGGCGATTAGCTTCGTAATCCAGCGGCGCTCCCTCTTCCTCCGAAGGTCATAGATGGTTCGCACGCTGATGCCGAATTGGGCCGCAAGGGTCTTCGCTGACTCCTCGCTGCTGCGAATGATAGCAATCAGATCCGCATCTAGGCGAGCAGCCCTAGCGCCGGTCGGACGGCTGCGATTGTCTGAGTTCTCGCTATGCGAAACCCAACGCAGATTAGATGCGCGGTTGTTCAGCCTATTGCGGTCAATGTGATCGACCTCCCTGTGGAGAACGTTTTGACCGTCAGCGTGAAAGACTAGACAGACGAGCCGATGCACGGCGAACGTCTCTAAACGCCCGCGATCCCGAAGAATGATGCGCTTGTAGCCGTGACGGTCAATTGAGCCAGCCAAGACGACGCTCGGATATTCGCGGTTCTTCCTTTTGCCGACAATCGTTCGCGGAAGAGAGCGCACACGGCCAAGGCTTGAGACCTCGTAAAGACCCGCCCACCCTGGAACGGGCAGCCACGCCTCGCGCTGCGACTTCAGCTCCAAATATCGTCTATGCCCCCGTTTCACTTCTTCCCATACCTTTGATCTTGAGGAGACGATGTTAGTGGGGAGGAGATAGGTTCTATGGCCTTTCATTGGGCGTCTCCCCCTTCGGGGGCCTGGCTCTCACTCTTCGGGCCACGCCGCTGCGCGTCGATGGCGCTTCGCGTTTCGATCCCTGACGCGGCATCATTCGTCCAGCGCAGTTCCTCATCAAGTTGATCCTCGATGGCCTTCGCTTCTTTCGTTCCTGGGTGCGGCCAGAACGTAGCCCAGCAGCGGTGCCGAACGTGGTCATAATAGATTTCTTGATCGCCCTTGGCGGGGGATACGTAATCTTCCGGCCTGCCTTTGTAGGGACGCCATGAGAGCCACGGGCCGTCGCCAATCAAGCCGCCCTGATAGTCACTTCTTCGTATATCATTCGGCCCGCTAGGCCCGCAGGACACCTGCGCCCATCCACGCCCGTCAACCCATCGGTAAAGCCCGAAGTAGGGCTGCGAACCACTATTCTGGATTTCAACGATGGTTCCGTTGTGCGGCGCGGTCTCGATGTCTGCCCAGGCGCTGTGCTGCTTGTGCTGCAGCAGCCACGAAACCGCCTCGCCATACCTGTCGGCGTCATAGTCGGACTTGGCGCTTGCGACTTGGTCACAACCGCTCAATGCGATAGCGATACCCACCGACAGGCCGAGACAACGTAGATTGTCTCGGTGCGAAGCATGGGTAGCGCGGGCCTCGAAGAGGCATCGCCCAACACCTATCTTATCCATCCAATATCCCCTTCAGCCGGATCATGCTGCATCACTCCACTTGATTTCATGCCGAGCGCCGTACTCGTAGATGACCTCGATCAGGTCGCTCATCTGCTCCTTGTTGAGCCGCGAGGATCTGAAACCGACCGGCACCATGCCCTTGCCGTCCAGCGCAAGCTCAAACCGCTGAGCGTGATCCAAGCTGTGCATGAACAGCGCCTTCCACACTTCCGGCGTCAGCTCGCGGCCCTCCGGCTTTGCCCTCGACACATCGCTGAGCATTGCCCAGAGCTTCGCGTTCTGCTCGTTAGACCGCGTGGCCTCGCGGACGTTGACAATCGCCCCGTGCGGGGCCGTCTGGCACCAACGGGCCGCACGGGCACGATTCACGTCGTTCGTCAGGCGGATGGTTTGGCCGATCAATGTTCGGCCTCCCATTTCGCTCGACCGGGCCACGTCCGCCACAGCTTGTCGGCGGCTTGCAGCAGAGCCTCCTTGTTCACGCCAATCTCGCGCAGGAACGTGGCCCAGCCTTTCGTGTGCTGGTGTCCGTGATGACCGGAACAGGCGGGAAGCGAGTAGCGGTCAGCCACCTTCGTCCCCATGCCCTTGCCGCCAGCAAAGTCCAAGTGCATTGCCTCGATCTTGCCTTCGCAACCGCCCGCCAGATGGAAGGCGCAGTCGTGCGTCTTTCGTATCCACGCGAGGAACTTGGGCGCATCCTTTTCAGGCGGACGCCCTGAGTTCCTGTGGCGCTTGCGAAGGTCGAGTTTCATCGATCGATCCTAGAACGGCACGTCGTCGTCTAGGTCGTCGCCAGCCATAGCGGGTTGCCGCTGCGGCTCGTCCTTGACCTGTGCATCGATCTTCTTCTGAAGCCATTCAGGCAGATGGTCGAAGGCGCTCAGATGATCGTTGTCGTAGAGAATTGGGGAAAGCTCGCAGTGCTCAGGCTTCGGCATTCCTTTCGGAAGTCCGGTCACGCCTGACACGTTCGCATAGACGCGTCCCTGTTTCTCAGAATGTGTGACTGTCACCATGCACGGAACGCCGAGCAGCTTTGCTACGTCGAAACCATCCAGTTCCTCGGCAGTGAAGGCCCGCCCGCGCCACGCCTCCAGATCGCGGCGCAGGTTGGCGCGGTCGTTGAGGGCGAGCGTGTAGGTCTGCCCGATGACGCGTGGACCCTCCTTGGCGTTGCCGTCCTTGTCCGTCCATTCCAGGCGCTCGTTCGGAAGCTCCCAGCGCAGGAAAACTTCTGGGCGGATGCGCTCCTGCCCCTGCCATTCCTTGCGCTGCTTTCCGAGGTCAACGACCATGTTGCAAATCGCAACGTGGGTTCCCTGTGGCACGGGGCTATAGTCGCCGCCGCCACCGTTATCCGATGCAATAATCGCCATTATTTTCTCCTCACTGTCAGGCTTGCGCCGCCGTTCGAAATCACGACGCCTGGAATCGGGATGCCCTGTTGGAATGCGGCCCTGATCGCTTCCATGTCGGGCTTGCGAATGATCTTCGTGTAAGCCTCCGGCAGCTCGTCCTCGTTCGCCACCTTGGGAGACGGCAAAAGCGTTCGAAGGCTAATCGTGGCTTCAGGCAGCGGCAGCTTCGTGATCTGCGCCGTATCCATGAGCGACACGATTGCGTTCCTGCGGGCTTCGATCCTGCGCTCGAAACGGGCGATGCGTTCGCGCCGCAATTCGATCTGCGCCTTGATCTGCGCTATCATGCCCTCGTCGTCCTCGTTCTCAGCGAGGAGTTCCGACACAATCTCGTTAAGCTCGGTTTCGCCTTCCAGCGTGGACAGCTTCAGTTGCTCGTCCAAGTCCCAGTCGGGGCAAAGCTCGAGGATTGCGATTGCGCGGCGAATATCGACCTTGGCCGTCTTGATGGCGACGTGATGGTTCATGCCGCCCTCTTGAGCGGGGCACGTTCGCCAGCGACGATCAGCGCGTCAATGATGCGCCTATCGGCATTGGTCAGGGGAAAGCCGCGTTCCACATTCTCTGCCGACTGGAACCACGCATCGGCGCGATAGAATGCGACCAGCGCGGGACGCCATGCCTCATAGTCAGGGCTCATTCCGCTTCTCCTTGCGATAGCGATGGCCCGTCGATGGTGACAGCGAACACAAGGCCGCCGCCCCTTTCGATCACGGTGATTATGTCGCCGTCCGCTTCGGCTTTCAGCAGTGGCTCATTGGCGTTGAGCAAGTCGGCAATGATGCTCGCCAGCTTGTTCGCCATGCCGTTGCGGTAGGAGATGCGCTCGCGGATCGGACGCAGAATGTCGGTAAAGTCGGGCATCGAGTTCATGCGACCCTCCTCAATTGTTTTCCGGCCAGCAGTCGTTCGATAAGCTGGTTTCCATCTTCGGCACCGCAGACCTCATTGGCGCGCGCCTGATCCCACACTCCGGTGATCGCGAACTCACGGTCGAGCTTGGAGCTCCCGCCGCTTGTTGGGCTGACACGGGAGCCTCTTGGGATGGGGGTTCGGGAAGCGGCATCCAAAAGTCCGCGCGATGCCCGTTGTTCGACCAACCCTGGGAGAAGGTCTTTTCCTCTTTGCGATAGAGGTCGTCGCCCACAGGCTCGTAGGCATCGTATTTGTGCTCAAACCACGAGTTAATCTCATACGTCGGCGGATTGTCGTAGAGGCACACGGTTAGGATAGGCGTTCCGTCTTTCGGCGCGGTCTCGATCGGCTGCCAGCTCATTTCGTCTCTCCTTGCGATAGCGATGGCGCGCGGAGCGCCGAGACCGAAGGGCTCGGGTCCCTCAGGACCGCCAAGCGCGGGCTGAAAGCATCGCCCAGCTCATCGGCCCAGATAATCCCCTGAAGCCTATCCTCTTCTCTCCATGACCTTACTTGTTCAGCACATAGGATTAGCTGTTCGTGGGTCATGACTGCACCATTTGGGCGAATGCCTTACGGCACCGCGCCACCATCCTTCGGACCAAGCCAATCTTCGTTGTCTTGGCGCTCCGCGTAGGTGTCGCTTTCGCTGCGGTAGCCACGAACTCCACCGCAAACCATTTGGGCAGCTCGTAAGGAAGCGGAAGCAAGTCGCACCAGCGCGTGGCGCGAAAAACCCCGTAGTCCGGCACCCACTCGACCTCGCCGGTTCCGAGGTTGCGGTAGAGCGACTCAAACCGCTTTGCGAGCGGGTTGAAGCGAACCGTCGTCGCGACGTGAAATGGAGTGCCGTCACGCGGGGCGGTCTCAAAGCGCTTGAATGTGCGCTTGCTCACGTTAGGGACACTCGCCGTAGGCGGAGACAACGAAGATTGGCTCCGTTCATGAGTGGCCCGACGCTGCGAAGCAGCGGAACGCCCAGAAACCCTCTTCATGCCGCACGCCTCCTCTTCGAAACCAATGGCTCCCCACTGAGGCTTGCCTGCATCACTTCGAACTTCAGCGGTGGAAGTGCTTTCAATGCCTCCATGTCGCGTTCGCGCTGGTCCCTGAGGACTTGCCTCGTGGCGTCGATGCGCTCCTGGAGCTCGGCAAGCTCTCGTTTGGTCTCGTCCTTGTAGCGTTCGATCCATGCTTCGTGATCGGCTCGCTGTTGAGCGCGTTGCTCGGGAGTCAGCGGTGGATGGCCGAACACGCGTGTGAAGAACTCGCGCTCGCCCAGCTCTTCGATGTTGCCGTTCTGGTCGATGGTGCGGGCGCGGGTCATTGCTGCCTCGCTTTGGCGAGGGCGGCGGTGATCTTGGCGAGTTCTGCCGCCGTGGTGCCAGTGGATGTCCACTTGTCGTCGAGATACTCAAGCTGGAGCTTTGCGCTCTCCAGCGCTTCCACAAGCTCTGTGATGAGCGCGGCGGCTTCGTGCGCTGTTTTGCCCGGATCGGGGTCGTAGGCGGTCAGCCTCTCTACCAATGGGATTTGTTTGGTCATCCGACCTCTCCGCGTGCTTTCGCGAGGACCGCTTCCATTTCTTCAGCGATCACCTCATTGGAGGCGGCTTTCGCATCACCTTCGGGCGTGTTTTTAGCCCGGTGCAGCTCGGCATAGACCCGAAAGATGTTCGCGGCTCGTTCGACCTTTGCGTAAAGCTCAGGAGCTGCGGCTATCAGCCGGGCATTGGCTTGCGCCACCTCGCGACCGAGCGGATTGCCATCGACCCATTCTGCGCCGATGCCCGTCTCCGCATGTGCTAGATAGACGCAGCGCTGGTCATAGATCGCCACGATCTGCGGCCACTCGCCGCCGACCTGCCACGGCCCCGGAGTAAACGCCGCGCTCACAGCCAGAAGCTCCAAGCGAACGCCGCCGCAACAGTCAGCGCCACACCGATCAACACACCGATGTAGGTTGCGAACAAGACTTCATCGGCCGTGAAAAGACCGCGAGCAACGTCGTGTTTCATTTGCGCTCTCCCGCGATAGGGGCTGACTGGGCGTCCCCGCCTTCGGCGTCGTCCGCCCTTCGGGAGGGTATCGCTGACGCGGGCGGACGAGTGACGATCCAGCGCAGCGCTATGAGCACGGCAGCAAACGCGACTGCGCCCACGATGGCCGGAGCATAGGCGTTCATGCTCCAGTCCCTTCAGATTGCAGCGCTGACGCGGCCTCAAGCAGCAGTTCCCGCCGCCACCAAACATCACCGTTGGCGGCGGCAATCAGCCGTTCGGCTATTGTTGGCCGACGCGATACTTGCGGAGAACCGGCCTGATCTTGTCGAGCAGGGTTAGTGTTTCGTCGATCTCCTCGACTTCGGACTTGAGACGGTGCCACCGCGCTGCGACTTCCTTCATCTCTGTCGCCTTGGAATACCGGATTGATCGAAGCTGCCCGCTGACGCCGTAGCGTTCCTGAACGCGCTCCGCCGCCTCCCGTGCGCGGCGCTCCTCCCAACGGCGTTTCGCTCGCTCGCTCGCCGCCTTCCGGCGCTCCGGCGTCCACGGCGAATATTTGTAGCCGGGAGAGCCCATCGTCTGTATATTCGCCTCTTGTGTTGGGGGTGCTTCCCTTTGCGATAGCGATCGAAGTGGCGAAGCCAGCGAGACGCGGTGCAACTCGCGGCTCGACCGGAACGGCGAGAGCGCGGGCATCCCGTAGAGGAGGCATCGCCCAGATATTGGCAAGCCGTTGATATTCCTCGGCTAATCGTCTTTGCTCACCAGTTATGAGTACGGTGACGGTCATGCTGTCACTTGCTCGCGACAATAGTCATCGAGCCACCCCGCTAAGCGCGCGGCGTCCATAGGAACCTCCACGACGTGAAGCATGGTGGCCGCGCCCGTTATCCATGCGGCTCGCTCGGACAGTTCCGCTTCGCTCTGGCTGGCAAAATGGTCTCGGAACGTCCGTCCGTCCCGATAGCTTACGGTCAGCCGGTGTAATGTGACGGTAGCCATTTAGCTGCATCCTCTCTTGGGACTGGGTCTCACGCTGCGGCGGGCTTGCCGTTCTTGTTCAGGCGATATGTCTTGCCCGGCTCGACGCCGCCCTCGCCGACCTTGAACCGCTCGACGCGGGTCAGGACGTATGGCCATTTGCTGGTGTCCCAATGGGCAAGGACGATGTATCCGGTTGCGCCAGCGGTTGCGGTCCCATCGGGGCCTAGCGAGGCGGCAATTCCATATTCGCCAGTCGCTGCCGCGTGACCTCTGTAGCCAGTCGCTGCCGCGTGACCTCTGTAGCCAGTCGCTGCCGCGTGACCGCTGTAGCCAGTCGCTGCCGCGTGACCGCTGTAGCCAGTCGCTGCCGCGTGACCTCTGTCGCCAGTCGCTGCCGCGTGACCGCTGTAGCCAGTCGCTGCCGCGTGACCTCTGTAGCCAGTCGCTGCCGCGTGACCTCTGTAGCCAGTCGCTGCCGCGTGACCTCTGTAGCCAGTCGCAACATTCCCCTTGGCAGCCTTGACGATCCACGCCACGGCAGCCTTGACGAAATCGGGAACGGTCAGCTCGGCATCAATCGTAATCGACGCGCCGCAAATCTTGCTGTCATCACCGCCGCGACGGTCGAGCTTTCCGGACAGCGTGACGCGCGCCACCCGAGAGCCGAGCGGATAGTAATTGAACACGTCGAACGGATGCTCGCAGGCGTGAAAGCCCTGCTGACAAATGACAGGCTCAGCGCCCAGTTCATAAGTCTTGCCGACCTCGTATTTGAAGCCGTTGCACGACAGATCGGGGTTGAACGCCTTGTAGGCGACTAGCGCGGTTGCCTTCTTTGCGCGCGGCTTCATTGCCGCCGTTTTCGCCTTCCCCCGCGCTGCAGCCATGTCGTTCACTCCCTTTGTGTTGGGAGTGTTATGGGGGAGATTTCCCCCGCTGTCAACACTGAATTTGGGAAATTTCCCCTATTGCTTGTCGGACGGCTGCTTCGGCATCACGAAAAGAACGGGGCTTGCCCACACAACTTCAACGTCGGTCATGTCCTCCGCGTTTAACGAGCGAAGGGTATAGACGCCCTCACGCGAGCCCTTGGCGAGGATCTTAAGCCAAGTGCCGCCGTCCGAGGTTCTGACCGCGCAGTATTTCCCCAGGTAGCTCGGCAAAACGCCCTCGTGATCGCGGCGCACATAGATGATGTCACCGGACTCGTACTTAGGGAGCATCGAGCTCCCTTGAACCTCCAGAGCCATCAATCGCCCCGCTACCAAGGGCGGACGCGGCACCATGTCGAACTCTCCGTCCTCTTCGTCGGCATTGGCGGCGAAAACAACATGCCCGCCAGCGCCGATCCTTCCGAGCACTGGGACTTCTAAACCTGCACCGGTTAACGCATCGACCGGCATTTCGAGCGCCTCGGCAACCTTACGTAGAGTGCCCACACCTGGGTTATCGGTTCTCGTCAAAAGGTCGCGGACGGCACTTTCACTGAGACCGGCGGCGGACGACAGGCTGCGGCGGCTAAACCCCTTCCGCTTCATTTCCCGTTCAATCGCTTCCCGAATTGCATAGATGTCGCCCATCGGGGAAATATCACACACGGATAGATCGAACGGGAACTCGCGAAATATCCCGCACGAGGGCTTGACGATTGGGGATATTTCCCCCATTAGAGCGGTCATGCTACCTCTGTTGGATGAGATTGGAGCGTTCATTGAGGCTCACGGCCTTTCGGAGCGGCGCTTCGGAGAGCTGGCGCTCAACGACAAGAACTTCGTTTCGGATTTGCAAGCCGGTCGGAGTCCGAGCCTCAACACTGTCGAGCGCTTGCGCCGCTTCATGGCGACATATCCGAACCACGACAGAGCAGCGGCATGATCCGCCCGCAATACATCGGTCATCGACTGATCGGACAAAAGCTAATTCCCGTGTTTACAGCGCGCGATCCCCTTGCGCGCATGGTGGGCCCTAGGACGTTGCCCAGATTTCCTAGGGCCCGTTCCCTCGCCACCGTCCAAAACTGGCCGGACTGATGAGCGCGGCGGGGGAATATACGACTGCGGGCGCGAGGCAGCGCGGCGAATGGGATTATCTCCTTGGCCGCAAGATCACGCAATGCCCGTATCCTCGAGGAAAGCTGCATCAGGCATGGGTCGCTGGCTGGTACGCCGCGCGGGCAGAGGCTGCCTAGATGGACACCACCTCTATCATCACAACCGCAGCAACCCTTATCTCTATATCGGGATTGGCTTGGTATAGGTTGGGGCGTCCCGGCTTTCAGCCGTCGCGTGCTCACCCTGACGGGCCGAGCCTGTTTCACGTCTCGGCGCTCCGCGTATCGCCCGCTGACGCTTTCGGCGATGTTCCCAACGTTCCAGAGGAAATGCGGCCCGCCCGCAGAATGGCGGAGGGGGGAAGGTCCGAACAAGGCGGACGGGCCGGTGCAGGCGGTGACTCGCACGATCATCGCGTTTCGGGTCTATAACGATGGACCTTCCGAAAATCTTCGGCAAATCACGCAACGATGTGCTGAGCGACATCGGCGGCGCGCTTCGCCAAGTGAAAGTCGCTCGCGGGCTAACCTCGGACGACATGCGCGCCGTCCTCGGTCTCAAATGCGAGGACATGATCTCCAAGTATATTGCGGGCGATCACGCAATGGACGTGGTTGCCTGGATGCGGGCTTGCGAGGCGTGGCCCGAGCTAACTGAGCGGCTTGAGGAATCCGAACGCGAGCGCGTTCTTCGTGGACGCCAGCGCGCCCTGGAGCTCGAAGTCCCCAAGCAGGAAAGCAAGGCGGCATGAGCGTTCGCATTCTCATCGGCGACATGCGCCAGCGGTTGCGCGACTTGCCCGATGCGAGCGTGGATTCTGTCGTCTGCGATCCGCCCTACCACCTGACCAGCATCGTGAAGCGGTTCGGCGCTGAAAACTCCGCGCCCTGCAAAGTCGGCGCGACCGGCGCTTATGCTCGAGCGAGCAAGGGCTTCATGGGCCAGCAATGGGACGGCGGTGATGTCGCGTTCCAGCTAGAAACATGGGCTGAAGTCTGGCGCGTGCTGAAGCCAGGCGGTCATCTCGTCGCTTTCAGCGGGACCAGGACTTACCACAGAATGGCCGTCGCGATTGAGGATGCCGGCTTCGAAGTCCGCGACATGATCGCATGGCACTACGGCAACGGATTCCCGAAATCGCACGACATTTCGAAGGCGATCGACAAAGCAGCGGGCGCTGAACGAGAAGTGATCGCAGAGGGTGCGCCTGTGAAGCGCATGATCCCCGGCGCCGATCAGAACAAGAAGGGCTGGAAGAAAGACAACGGTCGCGAGTTCGTGCCGACTGTCACTGAAGCCGCAACCGACGCCGCCCGCGAATGGGAAGGCTGGGGCACGGCGCTGAAGCCCGCGACTGAGCCGGTCTGCCTCGCCCGCAAGCCGCTTTCCGAAAAATCGATTGCGGCCAATGTCCTGAAGCACGGAACCGGCGCGCTTAATATCGACGGGTGTAGGATTGAGGGTGAAGGCAACAAGACGTTCGACCGCGACGCTGGCGGCCGTTCTCGCGAGCAATATCGCACAGGCACAACCGTCGGCGCGGCCAAGCCCACAGAGCAAGGCCGCTGGCCCGCCAATCTCTGCCACGACGGAAGCGATGAAGTTGTGGCGGGTTTTCCTGAAAGCGACGGCGCTGCAGCCGCTGTCGGCCCGCAATACGGCCCTAAGTCGAGCGTAAACGCATATGGCGATTGGGGGCCGCGACAGGAGATGCTTCCGCGCGGCGACTCCGGCTCGGCAGCCCGTTTCTTCTACTGCGCCAAAGCCACGACTGAAGAGCGCGGCGAGGGCAACGATCATCCGACCGTAAAGCCTGTTTCGCTGATGCGCTGGCTCGTCCGGCTCGTCACGCCAAAGGGCGGCACGGTGCTCGATCCGTTCATGGGATCAGGCTCGACGGCGCTCGCATGTGACGCCGAGCAATTCGATTTCATCGGCTGCGAGTTGAGCGCTGATTACGCCGCCATCGCCGAGCGCCGCATTCGCGAGGCCGCTGGAATGTTCGCCGACGTGAAGGTGGCCGCATGAGCCGGGGAACATAGCCGATGGCCGGGGGAAGAGCGCCATACCAGAAGGGTTTCCGCCTCGAGAACTTCGTTCGCAAATACTTTGTCGAGCGAGGGCTGACCTGTCGTCGGATTCCGCTTTCAGGAGCCGGTGAGGAGAAGGGTGACTTGGTTTTGACCTGTTCCTGGGGACAGCAGCTCAAGGGCGAATGCAAGTCCCGCAAGGAGCTGGCGAAGTGGATCGTCGAAGCTCTGGGGGATCATGATTTTGTTGTTCTGAAGTTTGATCGGGGAAAGCCGATGGTGTTGCAGACCTTGGAGAGCTTTGGGGATTTATGCCAGTAAATCAGGGCGTTACCCCTTCGGCGACCGGGCCTGCGCCCCAAGGGGCTGAGCCGCTTCGCGTCTCAGGCAAAGCCGCTAGTCCCCTGCGCGGGCTTTGGCGTGACTTTCTCATCGTCCGCGCCCTTCGCAAACGCGGGTGGAAGCGCGAGCGAGATTGGGTTCTCGTCCGCCGTCGCGACGGCCACATGTTCGCGCCCGGAGCGCCCCAAAACTTCGCCTACGCGATGCGCGGCTTATTCGTGCGTGAAAGCTACCACTTTTATCGGGTGCGCGAATGGCACGGGATACTGGTCGCGTCCCGCAAGGTATTCTGGAATCCGACTAGTTCCCGCGAGTTCGCCTTCGCGTTCAAATCCACGCGCTTTGATTTGCCGCCACTGCCGGAAGTCGTCGAGTGCCGCAAGATCGACGAGATAGCCGCATGAGCGACATTCTCCGCGACCTCGCCCGCGCCAAAGTCGCGTTCCAGCTTCGCGCAATCGAGGCGGTAATTCGCGATGATGCGATAGCGATCGAAGCGCGTCAGCGGACAGACCCCGAAGAGGGGCTGGACCCGAAGGGCGAGAGCGCGGGTCCGAAGGACATCGCCCAGCCATGAAAACCCCCTCCACCACCTTCTGGCTAGGAGCTGAGACTCCTCAACCACCAATCCGTATTCAGGAATGTCCGACAAGGATTTGTCGAGCCTGTGGAAGGACAGTCTGTCTCACAGCTCAAAGGATGTTCTGTGGCTGTCAGACTGTACCCTGGGAAATTCAGGAGGATGAAGAGTGAGCGTCGTTGCAATGCTTGAGGGTCGCCGCCTGAACACGAAGATCAGCGCGCTGGCTACCGACGAATACGCGAACTATGCCGAAAATGCCCGCGCCGGATCTGCGATGCTCCGCGATGCGATCCTGTTGGCAAAGGGCATCGTTCCGCTTCCGCTCAAGAACAAGCCTCTGCCGCTTCCTGTGGAACTCCCGGAGCCCTGCCCGATGTGCGGAGCGCCGGAGAGGCCACGCCTTCTCATCACGCACATACAGGCGACCGTGGCGGCATATTATGGGCTTCCCGCCGAGGCCATGACGAGCCGCCAGCAATATCATCGCGTCTCGCATCCCCGGCAAATGGCGATGTTCGTGGCAAGCGAGCTGACGCCGCATTCGATCGCCGAAGTCGGGCGACGGTTCAACCGCGACCATACGACCGTTCTTCACGCTCTCAAAACCGTGAAGCAGCGCATCGAGACTGACGCGCAAGCTTTGATCGACCTCGAAGTGCTGCGCGAGAGGCTGGTCGGGTGAGCTATCCACAATCTTATTACACCCCTGATTTCTATGCGCGTGAATCCGCGCCGGGTAGATTCTCGGCATGAGCGGATACGTTCGCATTCACCGTTCCCTGATCGGGCATCCAGCGTTCAGGAATGATGCCGAGGCAATGGTGTTCGCGTGGATGGTCATGCGCGCGGCGTGGAAGCCCGTCCGCGTCCGCTACAAGGAGCGCGGCATCTATCTTGATCGCGGCCAGCTCGCCATCTCGGTGCGCGACTTCGCCGCCGCCCATGAGCGTAACAAGAACTGGGTTACTCGCATTCTCAAGCGGATGCGCGACGAGGGCATGATTGAGACAGATGCTGGGACAGGCGTCCTCGTCATAACCATCTGTAATTACGACGAATATCAGTCAGACCAGAAAGCTACCGGGACAGCACAGGGGACAGACGCGGGACAGACGCGGGACACAGAACAAGGAAGCGAAAAAGGGAAGAATATAAGTTCGGAACCTAAAGGTTCCTCACCGCGCGCTTGGGCTTGTCCGGTTGGGGTTAATCCTCAGGTCTGGACCGATCTGCTCGCCAACAGGAAGCGCAAGCGGTTGAGCAACACGCCGACCGCCTGGAAAGCCTTTTGCGACGACCTGGCCCGCGTCTCGGCTCAGACGGGCATTCCGCCGCCGAAGTTGATCGAGCTTTGCACCGCAAAGGGATGGGGCGCGATTTACGATCCAAGGAACCAACGAGATGAACGATCTGACAATCCGACCGGGACAGCCCTCGCAAGGGTTCAGGCGGCAATACGAAGCGGAGGGACTTTCGGCTGAGCTGGCGAAGATGCTCACGCTTGTTGCGCCGTCATCCATGACCGTGGATCAGCAGACGCTGTGGCTCGCCTCTGCCGTCGATGCCCTGGCGGACATCCGCACCGACGAAGTTCGACAGATCAGCGCAGAAGTCAGGCGTTCGGTGACGCGACACACTCAAATCGTGCCAGCCATTGCCGAGCGCGTGGCCGAACTGAGAAGCCGGAAATACGCCGTCGAACGGATTGGGCCGCCGCTTCCTCAGCCACCGGAACGCAAACCAGCTCCGCCGCTCACTCAGGCCGAAGTCAACCGGATGCCCAAGTGGATCGCGGAGATTGGACTGAGGGTTGGATTCCTGCGGCGCGAGGGCGGGAAAATCGTGCCGGTTGCGGAGAGCGAATTAGCAGCACTTTAGCCTGGGAGGCGGGGAACATGGGGAGGGAAGGCAATATCGACGCCCTGGTATCGCTCAGCCGCGAACGCGCCCTCACGCGGGACGAATCCTATCGCCTGTCCCGAGCTCTCGAAAGGCAGCGTGAGCCGAAGGGGCAGAAGCCCTGGACCCGCGACGAAATATCGAGGCTTCAACGCTACCTGAAGCGGGGAAAGAAGCCAGCCTTCATAGCGATCGTGTTGAAGCGCAGCGAGCGGGCCGTGTGGCGCAAAATCTACAAGGAGGGGATGCGCGTCGGGGATCTCTGCCCTGAAAGCGTATTCACGCCGTCTCGGGCAAGAGTTCAATCGCGCCGTGAGCGCTGATTTGCGAGGGTAAGGGAAGTTATGTGCCAGATCACCGACCATGCCGTTCTTCGCTATCTGGAGCGCGTGTGGAACGTCGATGTCGAGGCCGCGAAAGCCGAGATGCTTACTGCCGGACCAATGGTCGATGCCGCCGCCTCATTCGGCTGCGATACGGTGAAGATGGGCAATGGGGCGCGCCTGAAGCTGAAGGGCGAAGTGGTGGCGACCGTATTGCCGAAGCGGGGATGGTGAGATGGGATTGTTTGTCACGCTTGCGGCAGTCGGGGTGCTCATCCTGATAATCCGGAGCTCGGTTACGGTGAGGACCAGTGAGCGCCAGCCCGGAGAGCCCCCGTTGCGCGTATCGGTCGTTTGGCCGAACGGCAATGTGACAAGGTGGCCTCGCAATGGCTAAGGCTGGCCGCCCGTCGAAATACGATCCCAAATACTGCGAGCGGGTAATCGAGCTTGGCAAGCAGGGAATGAGCGTCGTCGAGATGGCGTGCGCGATAGGCGTGGCGAGAAGTACGCTCGAAACAGAATGGACGAAGGCGCATCCTGATTTTTCGGAAGCTTTTGCGCGTGCGCGCGAGGAATCACAGGCATGGTGGGAACGGACGGGCCGCGAGGGGATGCTGAGCAAGAGCATCGACGCCGCGATCTTCAGCCGGTCGATGTCCGCTCGCTTCCCGCATGACTGGCGCGAGAAGCAGCTAATCGGCTCCGATCCCGACAACCCCCTGCCCGCCGGTTTCATCATCAGGGACGTTGCCGGTGGCGGAGAATGATCTTCCGATCCTTGATCTGCCCGCATATCGAACCGACCTGTTCAAGCCTGTCCGGCATGTGGCGTGGCATGGAGGGCGCGGCGGCGGCAAAAGCTATACGGTAGCGACCGTCCTCATTCTCCAGGCAATGCAGCGCCACGAGCGCGTATTGTGCGGGCGTGAAATCCAGAAGAGCATCAGGGACTCATCGAAACGCCTACTGGACGACGCAATCGACCGGCTTGGGGTAAGGGCTGCGTTCACATCGACCGACAACGAGATCAGGGGACCGAACGACAGCCTGTTCCTGTTCTCAGGCATCAAGGGCAATGCGAACGGCATCCGCTCGATCGAGGGCATTACAACGTTCTGGGGCGACGAGGCGCAGGCGTTCAGCCAAAGCTCGATTGACGCGCTTGAGCCGACGATCCGGCGCGAAGGCTCAAGGCTGATATGGACGTGGAACCCGGACCTTCCGACCGATCCCGTCGATGCGATGTTCCGGGGCGGCACTCTCGAAGAAGGGGAGGAGTTCAGCCCACCGCCGAATAGCATCGTTCGCGAGATCAATTACAGGGACAATCCGTGGTTCCCGTCCGTGCTTCGCGAGAGCATGGAATATGTAAAGGCGCGCGATTACGACAAATACTGCCACGTCTGGCTCGGCCAGTATCGCCGCAATTCAGAGGCGCGGGTATTCAAGAACTGGAAGATCGAGGAGTTCGAGACGTGGGATGGTGCCGAGTTCAGGCTTGGGGCCGACTTCGGGTTCAGCATCGACCCGAGCTGCGCTGTACGCTGCTACATCGACGGCAAGAAGTTGTACGTCGATTACGAGGCATGGGCGCTTCAGGCCGAGATCGTGGATCTGCCCGCGCTGTTCATGACCATTCCCGATGCCGAGAAATATTGGCTGACGGCGGATTCATCGAGGCCGGAGACGATCAGCCATTTGCGGAGGAACGGCTTTCCAAGGATTGCGGCTGCATTGAAGGGCGCGCGTTCGGTCGAGGAGGGCGTCGAGTTCCTGAAGAGCTACGACCTCATCATTCACCCGCGCTGCGTCCACCTGATCGACGAGCTGACGCACTACAGCTACAAGGTGGACAGCCTGACGGGACAGGTTACGGCGGTATTGGCCGATAAGGACAACCACCTGATCGATGCGCTGCGATACGCCGTTGAAGGTGCTCGGCGGGCGCTGAATGCCATGCCGGACAATGACGGCCCGATCAGCATTCCATCGCTGGCTTACAGGAGATGAATATGACGAAAGAGGAATTTATGGAGCATCGCGAGTTCCTGCGCGAGCATGGCGAATATGCCGCCAAGGCCCTTGAGGAGCTTAGGCGCATGGTGGTGAAGAAGAGATAGGCTCCTCGCGTTCACGCTGCTGTATCGGGGCGGGGGATGCGACCGGGAGCAGCCTACTGACGAGGAGCCTTGTCTGTCTCGCTCACGCGGCGCTTCGGTTTCCGTCCACACCGCCAAGAGGGCGCAGCTATCCGCCCTCCCAGGATGATGCTCAAACGCGGCTCTTCCGAAACGGTTCCGAGTAAGAGTTCAATCGGATAGCTTTTCGCCAAACGGTAAGCCTAGCAGCTATGGCCGAAGAACCCGATAGCGCGCTCGAAAATCAGGAGACGCCTGACGACGAGCTGCAGGAGGTTCACGAACGAGCCCGCCAGCGTTTCGACCGCGCCGTCCTTCCGCAACTGGAACAGCGCTCGCTGTCCCTCATTGCCCGCCGCTTCGTCGCAATCCCCGGCGCGATGTGGGAAGGCGACTGGGGCGAGACGTTCGAGAATGCGATTAAGGTCGAGATCAACCTGACCAAGGACGGCCTCGAGAAAATCTACCGCGACTACAACGAAAACCGCATCGTTCCCGACTTCCGCCCCGCAGGCGGCAAGGGCGATGATGTCTCAGCCCAGACCTTGGACGGCCTGCACCGCGCCGACAGCTATTGCTATTCCTCGCAGGAAGCGCGCGACAATGCGTTCATGGAGGCGGCGTCGGGCGGTTTCGGGGCATATCGTCTCACCAATGAATGGGCCGATCCTTACGACAGGGAATCGGACTCGCAGCGGATTAATCCCGGCCTGATTATCCCCGATGCCGACCAGCGCGTGTTCTTCGACCCCGACGACCCGACCTACGCCAAGGGCAAGGCAGAGTTCGCGTTCGTCATCACCGCCAAGTCTCGCGAGGAGTTCGAGGAGGACTATCCCGACGCGCTGGACGACTGGCCCGAGGAACGGATTGATCCTCCCTACGACTGGTTCACGCCCGATGTCGTCAAGATCGCCGAATATTACGAAAGCGAGGAAGTCACCGAGAGGCTTCTGATCCTCACCCATGCTCTGTCCAAGCAGCAGGATCGCTACTGGGAAAGCGAGATCGACCCGGATGAGCTGTCCGACCTCAAGAAGATGGGCTGGAAGGTCACGTACCGGAAGCTGAAGCGCTGCCGCATCCACAAATACATCATGAGCGGCTGTGAGGTTCTTGAGGACAAGGGCCTCATTGCTGGTGACTGCATCCCGATTGTGCCGGTCTATGGCAAGCGGGCGTTCATTGACGGGGTGGAGCGCTTCAAGGGCTACGTCCAGGACAAGATGGACCAGAACCGCATCTTCAACGCGGTGGTGTCCAGGCTTGCCGAGACTTCGGCGATGAGCCCGCGCGAGATACCGATCTTCACGCCCGAGCAGCTCCCACCGGCCCTGCAGACAATGTGGGAGCGGCAGGTTGTCGATCGCCACGCTTATGCGCTGGCAAAGCCGGTCATCGACCCGGCCAGCGGTGAAATCAAAGCGCTCGGACCTATCGGCAAGATCGAAGCACCTGCATTGGCCCCGGTTGACGCGGCAATCCTCCAGATCCTCCAGCAGACGCTTACGCAGGACCAGCAGGACGGATCGGACGAGGCCAAGGCCAATACGTCAGCCGATGCGCTGGAAGTCGCGGCAACCCGCGTCGATGCGAAGTCGGGGATTTACCTCGACAACATGCGCCAGTCCGTCCAGCGCGAGGGTGAAATCTATCTCAGCATGGCGGCGGACATCTATTACGAGCCGGGCCGCGAAGTCGAAACCATGAGCGAGGACGGCAACGACGGCACCGCAACGCTCGTCCAGCAATATACCGACCAATCGGGCAAATCCGGCTATCGTAACGATTTCACGCGCGGCCATTACAAGGTCATTGCCGACGTAACCGAAGCTACTGCCACCCGGCGCGACAAGACGGTGCGCCAGTGCATGAACATGGCCGAAGTCGCGACCGCCGCGCAGAACCTCCAGATGGCAAACGTGCTGCTGCTGATGGCATTGATGAACCAGGAGGGCGAGGGAACGTCGGCGCTTCAGGATTGGGCGAGGAAGCAGCTCGTATCAATGGGCGTCGAAGAGCCTACCGACGACGAGAAGGCCCAGATGGCCGAAGCGGCGCAAAACCAGCAGCCCGATCCGACTTCGGTCATCGCTGAAGCCAAGGCAGAGGACTTGGCCGCATCGGCAGCGCAGCGGAAGGCCGACACGGTATTGAAGCTCGCCCAGGCGCACGCGGTAGGAGGGCCAGACGCCGCTCCGACGCCGCCTGACGGACTTGAGGCGGTTCACAAGATCGCGGAGATTCGCAAGACTTCAGCCGAAGCGGACAACCTTGAGACGCAGACGCAGCATCTGCCGCAAAAGCTCGCAATCGAAGCCAGCAATGCCGAGGCCAACCGGGTGAAGGCCCAGGCCAGCGCTCATACGTCGCGCTTCGCGGCATTGGGTAAGCTGTTGGGCGGCAAGAAGTGAGCGAGCTTCGCCTGGCGGTCGATAACGTCTCGGAACTCCCGATCGGCAATCTCATGGACTTGGGCGCAATGGCCCGCGAGCTTGGAAAGCGCCTCGACGCAGGCGAGTTTGGCAATGTCATGACTGTAGTAACACTCGTGGCTGGCAACGAGGGGCTTTCCATCCATTCATGGGGCGAGGCTCCGAACGGTTACGAGCTCATGGGCATCTTCGAGACGGCCAAGCTCCAATGCTTCGCCGCAGACGCTGACGAGTAAGAGTTCAATCGGACGCCTGAAGCACCTTCGGTAAGGTTCCCGCGCGGAGGACTGCGCTAGGTGGGACTGTTTTCGTTTATCGGCGGCTTGCTCGGTGCTGGCGCTGAGAAAAAGGCTGTCAGCAAGGCCACGCAAGCCCAGGTCGATGCCTATAACCACGGCATTGACGAGCAGCGGCGCGAATACGACCAGACGCGCACCGATTTCCAGCCATACCTCAACGCCGGAACGTCCGCGCTCCCGCAAATGGAGGACTTGCTTGGGCTGAACGGCCCCGACAAGGCATCGGCGGCGATAGACGCGCTGAAACAGTCTCCGATCTATCAGAGCCTCTACAACAATGGGCAGGAGGCGATCCTTGCCAACGGTGCTGCTACGGGAGGAATCCGTGGCGGCAACCAGCAAGGCGCATTGGCGGACTTTGGCCGCGACACGCTTTCGAGCGTCATTCAGAACCAGCTTTCGAGCCTCGGCGGATTGGCCGGGCTAGGCGAAGGCGCAACGAATCAGGTCTCCGGGTTTGGGCAGGCATCGACTGACAACATCATCAAGCTATTGAGCAGTATCGGCGGTGCCCAAGCGTCCGGAGACCTGACCAAAGGCGGCCTGACCGCAGGAATGTGGAACAGCGCGGGTCAGTTCGGCGATAGTCTCGTAAGCGCCGCGTTCGGCGCGTTCCCCGGCATGGGCGGCGGTGGATCGGGCGGCATGCCGAGCTTCCTGTCGAAGCTCTTCTGATGCTGGAGGACTACGGCTCAATCCTTCAGTCGGGGATGAACCTCGTTCCCGATTACAACAAGCAGGTCGCCTTTCAGGTCGGACTGGACAGCGAGCGCTTGCAGCAACAGGCGTTGAAGCAGCAGATCGCCGCTGGCGAGCAGAAGGTGCAGCGCGCCAATGCGTTCCAGACGGATTTGGGCGCGGCGCTCCAGAACCCTACTGCTCAGAACATCTCCGCGATCATCATGAAATATCCCGAGTTCGCCGATCAGGTGAAAGGCGGTTGGGATACGCGCGAAAAGGCGGTCAATGACGCGGACCTGACGCATCTGGGCGAAATCTACACCGCAGCGTCGTCGGGCAACTGGGACTTGGCGAAGAAAGCCGCACAGGCCCGCTTCGACGCCGACAAGGCCGCTGGCAACGTCGATCCGATGGACGAACAGGTCTTGGGAGCGATCGACAAGGCTTCTCAGGGCGACGTAACGTCCCAGAAAGCCGTGCTTGGGCTTATCGGCACGCACTTGGCAGCGGTCACGGGTCCGGAGCACTTCGCGAGCGTCTATGGCGCTCTCAAGGGTGGTTATACGCTCGACGCTGGGGCCGCGCGTTACGACGAAAACGGCAACATGATCGCCGAAAGCCCATTCATCAAGGGCGCGGACGGAACGATTTACGAGCGCGACGGCGCGAACGGCACTCCTGCGGGCAATCCCGCTCCCGCAACACGTGATACGACGCCCGGAGGCGATGCCGGGTTCGACAGGGCGATGGCTTTCACGCTTCCCCATGAAGGCGGCTACAATCCGCACGACATGAACGGTGCGCCGGTCAATTTCGGCATCAACCAGGGCGCAAATCCCGGCGTTGACGTGAAGAACCTGACGCAGGACGAAGCCAAGCAAATCTACAAGTCGAAATACTGGGCTGAGAGCGGCGCTTCCGACCTCCCCGCAGCAATGCAGGTGCCCTATTTCGACACTTACATCATCAATCCCAAGCGCGCGAAGCAGTTTCTCGCCCAGTCGAAGGGCGATCCTACGAAGTTCATGGACCTTCGCGAAGCATGGATGAGCCAGGTTGCGGCGAAGAACCCGACTTACGCCAAAGCCTATGCGAACAGGAACGCCGATCTAAGGCTCTTGGTGAACGGCGGCGCAAATGCGGCACCGCAACCGGCTTCAGAGCAAGGCGCGGCCCCTCCGGGATTCCATGTGCTGGTTCCGGGCAAGCAAAAGGAAGCTCCGACCGGCTATCAATGGAGCTCGGACGGGAAAACGCTCAACCCGATTCCGGGCGGACCCGCCGACGATAGCGGCCTCGACCCACCGACGGTTCAGTTCTTCGCGCAACAGTACTTGACGACCGGCCAACTGCCTCCTCTGGGCATGGGTAAATCCGCGACCAAGACGCGCCAGCAAATCATGAAGCAGGCGGCAAAAATCGCGGGTGCTGACGGCCTCACCGGGACCGATCTTGCGCTCCAAATGGCCCATTACCGCGCGGGTGTCGCGAATATCTCGAACCTCGAGAAGCAGCTTGGAACGGTTAGCGGCAACGAGGCGACGTTCGCCCAGAACGCGCAGCAGGTAGCGCAGCTCGCCCGCCAGTTGCCCGCGCAGACGGGTTCTCGCATCCTCAATACGCCAATTCAGGAATATCTGCGGCAGACGAACGACCCGACGGTTGCCGCGCTGGACGTGGCGCTCAAGACGGCGGCGAACGAATATGCGCGCCTGGTCACCGCGTCCCCAAGCGGGGCTGGAACACTGTCTGACAGCGCCCGCACGGAATACCAGAGCATCATCGAGGGCAATTTCCCGCTCGCCCAAAAGCTTTCCGCGCTTCACCAGATGAGCGTTGACGCGAACAACCGCACGCGCTCGCTACGGAGCACGCTTCAGGACTCCTACAAGCATTTGAGCGACCGCGCTCCCGAGCTCCGGGGAGACAGCAAGCCAGCACCCGAGCAGTGGATAACGCTACCGAGCGGTCTGAAAATCCGGAAGATCAAATAATGAGCCGCTATCAGGTCCAGGCTCCGGACGGGCATGTTTACGAGTTCGAAGCGCCGGACAACGCCACGCCGGATCAGCTCGACGCAATGACGCGCGAGGTTTCGGGCTATGGCAAGAAATATCCTGTCGCCACTGCTCCGTCTCCACAACCAGCACCGCCCGCGCCGGGAGTCGGCAAGCAATTGCTCGACGCCACCGAAAACGATCTTGCTGGCATTGCACAGGGGGTGGCGGCAATTCCCGACTTGGCCGCAGAGGGAGTGGGCAAGGCGATGAGCCTCGTCCCAAACGCGATTAGCCACGCTTTGCGCGCTGCGGGGCACGAGGACGCCGCCGATTGGATTCAGAACAACGTCACTCACTCGCTCGCCAATCCGTTAAGGGTCGGCGATGTGGTCGAAAGCGCCGCTCCGACGCCACAGGACACAGCGGGCAAGGTTGGCCGATTCACCGGGCAAATGGTCGGCGGCGCAATCGGAATGCCAGCGGCGGCAATGGAAAACGCGGCGTCCCGCATAGTCGGGGAAGTGCCCAAATCCATTGCTCCGGTGATTGCCGCGCCAACAGCCGAACGAGAAGCGGCGCAAGCGGCGAATCAGCTTGGGATTGACCTTCCGCGCTTTGTCGTCGGCGGGGCAAAGGACGCGAAGAGGGCCGCAGCGCTCGAACAAACCGCGTTCGGATCGGGACCGATAAACGAAGCCACTGGCAAGATGATTGCCCAAAGCGAAGCACAGCGGAGCGCAATCGCGGGACGTGTCGGCGTGGCCTCGGAAGCGGCGCAACTCGGCGATCAGACGCTCGATGCAGCCGTGAAGTCGAACAAGGCGCGCAGGGCAGCGATCGGCGTTCTCTACGACCATGCCCGGAATATGTCTGCGGACGCGGCAATCGCGCCGTCTCAGACGCTTGGCACGCTTGACGGCCTTCTGACCAATGAAGCGACAAAGATCGGCGGATCGAAAGTCGCTCCGATCCTGCAGAACTTCAGGGACGATCTCGCGCAAGCTGGTAAAATCACGGTTGACCAGGCACGGGATCTCCGCACGAACTTGCGCGAGATGCTGACAACGGAAGCCGGATCGACGCCGAGCAATGCCGATCGCATCACCGGCCAGGTCATGGATTCCGTCAATGCCGACATGAAGGCCGGACTGCCGCAGGATGCCTTTGCGACCTATAAGCAAGCCGACGCCGCATGGGCGCAGCAGCGTGGGCTGGAGGACGACGTTCTAAAGCCGTTTCTCGGAAAGGATTTCGAGAACTGGGGTGAGGACGTAGCCAAGAAGATCAATTCCGATGCCAAGGGCAACGGGACGAGGCTTGCGCGCTTTCTCTCTGCACTTCCCGGGGATCAGGCGAACAACGTCCGGGCCTCGCTCATTCAAAGGCTGGGGACTTCACGCGAAGGCGCTCAGAACGCCGCCGGAGACGCCTTCTCGCTCGATCAATTCCTGACCAACTGGAACCAGCTCAAGGGTTCGCGCAACCTGATCTTCGACAAGGACACAGCGCAGTCCCTCGACCGTCTCGCGAAGGTGGCGGAGGTCGCCAAGGGCTACGGGCGCAACCGGAACTTCTCGAATACTGGCAACGTCGTTTCTGCCGTGCTGCATGGTGTCCCGACTACCTTGGGAATTGTTGGGTCGGCTGTAACGCATGACCCCAAGGAGGCTGTTCTGGGCCTGCTCGCGTCGGGGCTGACGGCAGTTCGCCAAATGGGCGCTGCCAAGCTCCTCGCATCCCCTGCGTTCGCCAAGAAGCTCGCCGCCACCCCGATGAGCGTCAAGGGCGCGGAGGCCTATTGGTCGCGCCCGTGGGTGAAGGCCGTTGCGGTGAAGAACCCGGCTATCGCGGCTGAAATTCAAGCCTTCCAGTACAAGGTTCTGAATGGCCTTAACGACAACATCGTTCCCGCCGCTTCAGCCAATCCCGACCAGCAAAATCAGTAGCAGGATTCCGAAGCCGGAATAGCGAGCCCGCTTCGACGGTGCGAAATACCAGATCAGCCACGCAAGCAACAGCAGAACGGACCAACGCACGAGGTCGTTTTACCCCGCGTAAGAGTTCAATCGCAAGCATCTATTCGCCCGGCCTAATCTTTGCCCCGTGGCAGCCGTCGAGCCCATGATCGACGAGGCAAAAGGTGAAACATGGCTGACGAAGCCCCGGAACTTGAGAACGATGCCGCTGACGAGGTTGAGCAGGAAGCTCCCGAAGTCGCGGAAACCGACGAAACCGAACAGAACGAGGAAGGCGAAGAAGAGGAAATCCTGACCTTCGGCGAAGAGCCGACAGAGGTTCAGGAAACCGACAACGCCACCATCCGCCACCTTCGCGAAGAGCTGAAGAAAGCCCGCAAGGAAGCTGCGGAAGTCCGCAAATCCGCTCCTCAGGAGCAGGCAATCGAAATCGGCGAAAAGCCAACGCTCGCGGGCTGCGAATATGACGAAGAGGCCTACGAAAAGGAACTCGACGCGTGGAAAGAGCGCAAGGCCAAGGCCGACGCCAGCAAGACGGAAGCCGAAAAGGCACGTCAGGCCGAAATGGAGCGCTGGCAGGCCCAGCTTGAGCGCGTCAGCACGGAAAAGGCATCCCTCGCCTATGCCGACAAGGAAGATGCGTTTGACACTGTCAGCTCGACGCTATCCACCGCTCAGCAGGCCGTGCTCGTCGAAGCAACCGACGACGGCAACACGGCGCGCATGATCTACGCGCTGGCGAAGAACCCGACATTGCTTGCCGAGATCGCAGCGATTCACAACCCGCTGAAGCTCGCCGCCAAGCTCGCGAAACTCGAAGGGAAGCTGACCGTGACCAAGCGCAAGGTGATCGAGCCCGATACTCCGGTTCGGGGATCGGCGAAGGTGTCAACCACTCCGGGCGGCACGCAGAAGCAACTCGCCAAGCTGAAGGCGGAAGCCGAAGAGTCTGGTGACTACACCAAATACTTCGAACTCAAGCGAAAAGTCGGCGCGTAAGAGTTCAATCGCGCGGCTGTTTTCAGGCGCGTAAATCTAGCGCTGACCGCAACCACAGCGACCTCCGGCTGAGACGGGAGAGACCAGAAGCGGTGCTGACCGGGCCGAGCCCGAGAACCCCTGTTTTTGGCTCTCTTCGGAGGATTTTACTGTGTCCAACAGTCTCGCAAAAGATCTGGAAATCATGTTCGAGAACTTCGTCGAGGGTTATGACGCCGCCTGCGTCATCTCTCGCGAAGCCATGACCTCATTCCCCGACCCGCAGACGATGCAGCGCGCGGGCGACACTTTCTACCGGATGCAGGATTACAATGCGTCTGTCGTGACCGGCCTCGACGTGTCGGCAGCGACCAAGACGGACGTGATCCAGCGCATGGTTCCGACGACCTTCCGCTCGCCGGATAACGTCGTGTTCCAGCTCGACGCCAAGGAGCTTCGCGATCCGACGCACAAGACCCGCATGGGTTCAGCGGCCTCCCTCCGCCTTGCTGCCGAGATCGACAAGAACCTCTACAGCAACGTCGCTTCAAACGCCGGTATCGTCATCAAGACGACTTCGGCGCTCGCATGGAGCGACGGCGCGACGGCTGAAGCGATCATGCTCGGCAAGGGCGTGAGTGCGGGCCGTGACCGCAAGCTGTTCCTGAACCCGTATGACTACAAGGACGTGGCGAAGGATCTCGGCAACCGGGCCTATCTCGGTCAGACGAACCTCGACGCTTACGAGCGCTCGCAGGTTCCGGACATTGCGGGCTTCCGCACTTTCCGCACCGATAACGTGTCGAACCTGACTCAGGTCGGCACCGTGTCGGGAACGACCGTCAGCGGCGCGAACCAGGCGCTTTCCCCGGCTGCGATGAACGGCAACCTGCCTCAGGACAACCGGACGATGGTCCTGAACGTCGCTGGTGCGAACATTGCCAACATCAAGGCGGGCGATTGCTTCACCTGCGGCGTCAACTGGTGCCACCAGATCGACAAGTCGGACACGGGGCAGCTCGCCACGTTCCGGGTCGTGTCGGTTGCCGGCGGCGGTGCCAACCTCACCATCACTCCGGCGATGATTACGAGCGGCCCCTACCAGAACGTCAACGGCGCGGCTGCCAACTCGGCTCCGCTGGTGTTCCTCAACACGGTCACCAAGCCCGTCAATGCCTTCTGGGCGGACGGCTCGGTTGCCCTCGACTACGGGCGCTTGGAGTTCCCGAAGGACCAGGGCGCGGCGGTGCTGACGGCAAACACGAAGAACGGCGTTCCGCTGCTCATGTCGGCGTCGTTCAACCACCTGACCGGCATCTCGGTTGTTCGCTGCACGACGCTTTATGCGACCAGCGTGCTCGACCCCGAGCAAGTCGGCATCATTCTTGCGAACCAGAGCTAACGGTCAAGGGAGAGGCGGGTTTCCCCTGCTCGCCTCTCCCGCTTTCTTCCGAGCCGTGTCCGCACGGTTCCGACGATAGCGGGAGCCTTTCGTGATCGAATACCCGAAAATGCTGTTTCGCCTCGGCGACGGAATCGAGTGGGAAGGGCTGAAACTAGCTACCATCATCGTCCAGTCAGCCGAGCACGAAGCAGAGGCAATCGCTGCGGGTTGGCGTTCAGTAGAAACGATCCTGAAGGGCGAGACCCAGAACGTGGCCGCGAAGAAGGCGAAGATCGCCAAGTAAGAGTTCAATCGCGCAGCCGCCGCCTAATCGGCACAACCTGATCCATGCCGACTATCACCCTTGACGGAACTGGCGTTTCGAAGAGCGCGCTTGTCGAGGGTGCCTACGAGTTTTGCGGCCTCAACGGTCAGGAATACGAGCGCACACCGGAGGAAATGACTGCGGGGCTGAAGAAGCTCAACGCGCTAATGGCCCTGCTCGCAAAGAAGGGAATCGATCTAGGCTTTGACTTCCCGACATACGGGAACGGACTTCTCGAAGAGCCGAGCGGCATCCCCGACGACGCTCAAGAGCCGATCATGGCGCTGCTCGCCCAACGGCTTGCCCCGACGATTGGCGGAGCGCTCAGCGACGATGCCAAGGCGATCCTCTCGACTGCGGTTGGCGATCTCTACACGAATTACGCGGTTGCTCCGATCAGCCGCACCCCGGCCACCCTGCTCCCGAGCTCGGGCGTCCGACACGGTTTCTTCAGCAGGATCATAAGCCTGTTCGAAGCGGAAGTGCCGAGCACTTCGACGCCGCCACCGCCTCCTCCGCCGCCTCCTCCTCCGAGTGGCGCGGCGCTCAAGTTCAACGTCGCTTCAAACAGCCAATACCTTCCACTTCTAGCCTGCTGAGGACAACGCAATGACGATTTCAGTTCTGGACAGCACTGGCGCAACCCAGACCGTCAATACGCTACCGGCGCTTGGACAGGCGCTCGCGGCGGCATCGCTTCCGGTCGTGCTCGCCTCGGATCAGTCAACGATCACCGTCCAGGGCACGATCACAGCGAATGTCGGATCGGGCACTCAGCCGGTAAGCGGAACGATTACTGCCAACGCCGGATCGGGCACATTCGCCATTTCCGCCGCGTCTCTCCCGCTTCCTACTGGGGCCGCAACGTCTGCCAAACAGCCCGCATTGGGCACTGCGGGGACTGCCGCGACAGACGTTCTAACGGTTCAGGGCATCGCGTCGATGACCGCGCTGAAGGTCGATGGCTCGGCGGTCACTCAGCCAATCTCGGCTTCAGCATTGCCGCTTCCCACTGGCGCAGCGACCGCCGCGAACCAAACCGCACTGAATGCACTACTCCCGACCTCGCTCGGCACCAAGACGGCAGCTAACAGCCTTGCAGTGACGCTTGCTAGCGACGGCGCTCTGACCACTGTTGCCGGTGCGACCACGGATGCCGCCGTGGCGAACGGGGCAGCCGGTTCGCTCGCTGGTTATCTTCGATCGATCAAGGACGCGGCCACAGACACGACGACGCCAAGTCCGGTGAGCGCCCCCACGCTGACCAAGGGCACGCAAGGAGCCCAGGGATTCAGTGTTCAGCAACTCAAGGATGCCGGGCGTTCATGCTTAGCGATGACTGCGGAATTTACGTTCGCGCAGACGGCAGAGACGCTTTTGACGATGACGCTCTCGGCTGACGGCGCGGCGACTACTACATTCAGTTCGCGGGTGATCACCAGCGGGAAGAAATTCCGCATTCAGGCCGTTAGCGCTACGGTCGAATCTCTTGGGTCTGGAACGGCCCCGCAGAGAGCCTACCTGCGCCTTCGTAGGAACACCGCCGGGGCGACGACGGCATCGAGTGCGCTGCAGGCGGTTTGGGGTTTCGTCAACTCAACCGCAGTCGTGAAGTCCGGCTTCAGCATGGACTATGAAGTCCCTGACGGTCTGGAGATGAGCGGAGACGGTACCGGAACATTCGGCTTCACACTCGAGACGCCGGATTGGGTCACTTCCACCGCGACTGGCCGCATCAAGATCACCGTTATCGGCTACGAGTATTAAGCCATGAGATTTCGCCTTCGCCTGAAGGCTGGATCCCTTGGCATACAAGCTGCCCCGACGCTCAGTGGTGACGCGGTTGTCGGGCAGACGATCTACGCCACCCCGGGAACCTACGCGGCTACGCCTGACAGCGTCACCCCAACATGGACTGTCGGCGGGGTTACGGTTTCGGATGCGACCGGAGACAGCCTGCTCATCAACGACATCTACGCAGGTTTGGTAATCGGCTACAGCGAAGTTGCCCACAAGGCCGGATATGTCGATTCCGCATCGAACGCTGCAACCTCGACGGGCGCGGTTGCCAATATCGACGGCAGTGACGGCACAACTCACACGATCCCAAGTGCGATCACCGCGTTCAGCCGGACCTCAAGTTCGGGCGACAACACCTCTGCATTCGGGATGCAAATCTCGATCACGTTCGGGAGCAATGTTTACGCTGGCTACATGACGCGATGGGAGGTGTTCTCATCGAGTACGCTCGTCGACGCGAACCGCACGCAGGACGTTTACTACCGGCTCACGGACGATGACCTCCAGGCGGGCGCGAACCTTCCCGCAACGCTTCTCGCCAACGGCTTCACGAAGATGGGCGCAACGTCATATCTTCGGGTCACGGTATTCACCACCAGCCCGAACGGGATTGGTTACACCTACACCTATCCGACCACGCTTTCGCCGACCGACGCGGCGGGGCACCGCTACTGGAAATACACGGTCACGTCCGGCAGCTATTCCGTGTTGCGGTCGATCATTGCCGCAACCTCAATCGGGGGAGCCGATGCCGCGTCCGGGCAGACGTACACCTATACCCCGTCCAACTGTCAGTCCACCAGTGGATCAAACCAAAGTTCCTTTTGGTTCGACGGCAACGACGAGACGGCGGGCAGCTTCGACACGAACACCGCGCCCCTGCCGAACGCCGTTACAATCGACTTCGGCACAAACGTCGATCTGCATGAGTTGCGGCTGAAGCAATACAGCCCCTCGCCCTTCCCGCCGAGCGCATTCACCTTCGCTTACTCCGACGACAACTCGAGCTTCACCAACGTCGTGAGCGCGAGCGGCCTCACCTGGTCGTCTGACGAAATCAAGACATGGAGCTGGTAATGAAGCGCATTCTCCTCGCGCTGGCCCTCATCGTGGGGCTGGCCGCCCCGGCCTACGCGACCGAGATCAATACCGACGTTGGCTGCGACACTCCGGGGGCATGGTCGCCGGGGACTGGATGGTCTGTCACCGGCTCCAAGTGTGTCGCCTCGTCAGCAACGCGCATGTCGATGCTGATGCAGATGAACAGCCTCATCAAGAAGAACCACGATTACAAGGTGACGTTCACGGTCTCCGGGGTGAGCGGAAGCGGTAAACTACGCGCCTTCGTCGGCGTGCAGATGCCGAGCGCCCCTGTGGGCACGAATATCCTCGCCTCTTCGGTTTCGGCTGTGGCGGATAACTTCACCACATCACTTGGCCTCACGACCAGCTCTGACCCCGTTCGCAGCCTGACCGGCCCCGGCGACGACCCGGAGCGTAACGGCTCGATGCGAATTTCCTGCGTCAGCGGCGGCTTCGGACGCGTTGATCCTCTGGTTTATCCGGGCCTTCAGGCACCGCACACGCACGAGTTCGTCGGCGCGTCCAATATCGGCAGGAACTGGACCTTCAACGACTTCCGCACCAAGGCACAGTCGAGCTGCACCAACATCTACGACCCGACGCACACGATCAATCGCTCGGGCTACTGGTTCCCGGCGGTCATCGACGGCAACGGCAATTACAAACGCACAGCGCCGATGCTGATTTATTACAAGGGTCCGTCCAGCCCTTCTCAGCCCGCGACCGTAGCGCTCACGGGCTCAATCTCAGGAACGACGCTCACCGTCACCGCGACGGGCGGATTGACCAATCCCATCAGCCCCGATGGCGAGTTCATCACCGGAACGGGGATCACTGCCGGAACGCAGATCATGTCGCAGTTGAGCGGTACGGCCGGGGGAATCGGCACGTACCAGCTCAATAACTCGATGACGGTAAGCTCCGAGACGATTACCCTTATCTCGCCTTACAAGGCCGCTGGGGAGATTGACGGAACCGCAGCCTCGATGTGCGCCGCCTTCTCGCCGACGACGACATGCCAGAACGTGCCAAGGGGTCTGCGTTTCACCTTCGGCTACAAGGGCTCCTTCAACGCGACGGCTTCGACCGACAACAACTGCGGGCCTGATGACGCGGTAAGCGTTGGCAGCCCGACCACCGAGCGCTGCTCGGGCAAGGATCTGATGGTCACATGGCGCTGTGCCGGTGGCCCCAACAGCGAGGGCGCTGCACCGGGCGTAGAATACACCTCGGCTTACACGACCCTCCACGCGATCATGGCGGCCAATGTCTGCGTCGTTGGCTCGTGGGTAGAGCGAGCAATCGGCATGCCGTCATGCTGGGACGGAACCTACGTCGATACTCCTGACCACCGCGCCCATATCAGTTGGGGCAATGATAGCGCGCACTGCCTCGCGGCCCATCCGGTCAAGCTGCCGCAGATTTCGCTATTGCTCTCCTATCGCGTCGATTCCACGTTCCTCGCGGGTCAATGGCACCTGTCGTCGGATGAGATGGCGGCTTGCTACGACACGTCTGGATTGGCGGGCTGCACCGAACACGCCGACTATTGGGAAGCCTGGTCGGACACGGTTCGCGATACCTGGTACGCCCACTGCAACAACGCGCACAATAGCTGCACCAACAATCTTGGCGACGGAACGTCGCTGAAGGCGGGGACCGGAGATGCCTTCGGCAATCCAAACGGCCCGATCTTCGGTTCGCAATTTCAGATGAATGACAAGACGCCGCCTGAGAATTTTGGCATGTCGAGGGATATAACTGCAAACGGCACCTACACCGTCTATCTTCGGTCGCCCGATGATGGAGTGTGGGGCTTCATGGGCCTAAAAAGCTTCTCAGGGTCGATCGATAGTATTTCCGTCACCGATCTCGGTCCTGCGGCCAAGGGTCCGGTAACGGTTCACAACTAAGCCGAGCAAGTAGGATGTGAGCGAGCCGTTTTCGCGATTGACCCGCGCAAGCCAGCACTTGTTGCACTCGCCGTCCCATTGATGCGGGCAGCTCATCGCAGCAGCCACCAGAGAGTGACGCCGACGAAAACGACCGAGACCTGAAGACCGCCAACCGAAAGGAAGAACGGCCACCACTCACGCACAAACGATCGCATACGCCCTCGCCAAATACCGAGCAGAGGCAATTCGCGATTCACCTAAGACAATATCAGCGGGAAGTAAACGCCCGCGTAAGAGTTCAATCGCTTGCCTAGCCCCTATTCGGCACACCAGTTTTCATGGTCGCAGTCCCGCTTCTCTCCGGCATTGCTGGCTCAGAGACGGGTGAGTTCGTCCGCTCCTTCCCGATCAACCTCGAACCCGTCATCGTCGATTCCGGGATTTCCAAAGGGCAGTTGAAGCTCATTCCCGGCGCTATCCAGTGCGGAACAGGGCCGGGAGCCGACCGTGGCGGGATAGCGTGGAACGGTGCGGCCTATCGCGTCATGGGTTCGAAGCTCTGCAGGATCGACGCGGACTGGACCGTTACTGAGCTCGGCGATGTTGGCAATGACGGCAAGCGCTGCGCCTTCGATTATAGCTTTGACCGCCTTTCGATTTGGTCCACAGGTTCGCTCTATTATTACGCGATTTCGACCGGGCTAATTCAGGTCACCGACACCGACCTTGGAACGGTCATCGACGGAATCTGGATCGACAGCTATTTCATGAGCACGGACGGGACGTACATCGTCGTTACCGAGTTATCCGACCCGACCCAGATCAAGCCCTTGAAATACGGCTCGGCTGAAGAAGATCCAGACCCGATCACCGGCCTCATTCGCTACCGCACGGAAGCTTATGTTTTGGGCCGATACACGATCCAGGTATTCGAGGACGTTGGCGGCAACGGCTTCCCGTTTCAGGACCAGAAGGGCGGCGGTTTCCCGTTCGGCTGCGTCAGTCCAGCGGCGAAGGCATTATTCGGTGACGGCTTCGCGTTCGTCGGCTCGGGGAGGAACGAGGGCCTGAACGTCTATTACGCCGCCCTTGAAGGGATCGCGAAGCCGATTGGCGGGCGTGAGCTGTGCGATGCCCTGGACGCACTCCCCGATCCTTCCGTAGTGGAAGTCGAATCCCGCAGTTCGAAAATGGAGCGGCGGCTATTCGTTCACCTTCCAACTGAAACATGGGTGTTCCTGCTGAACGCGAGTTCCCTGGCCGGTCAGCCCGTCTGGTATCGCATCAAGACCGGCTCCGGTGCCTATCGCTGCCGCAACGCCGTGAACGCCTACGGAAAGACGATTGTCGCCGACAGCACCGGAGCACTCGGCTACCTGACGGAGGACGACGACAGGCACTTCGGCTCCGACCCCGGTTGGCAGTTCGATTGCGGGCTCCTCTATAACGAAAGCCTCGGAGCGATCATTCATTCGGTTGAGCTTGTCGGCCTCCCCGGACGCGGACGGGCAGGAACCGCCTTCCTTTCGATGACCCGCGACGGTGAGACGTTTGGAGCCGAACGGGCCGTATGCTTCGCTCCCGCTGACCGCACGAAACGGATTGCATGGCGTCCCCATGCGCGGATGGGCAATTATCTAGGCTTCAGGTTCAGGGGCTCTGGCGGAGCGTTGCCGGGATTCGCCGCTTGCGAGGTCAAGGCGGCTCCGTTGTCGTCGTGAGCAACCGCGCCCTCCTATCGCGGGCATTCCCTGACAACCCTCGCCTTCGCGCCGAAGTCCAGGCCGCGCTTGAGCTCGTCGATAGCCTCAATAGAGACGCTGACGCACTGCAGGAGAAGCTCGACGCTCTTTCAGCCGCGTTGGGACAGGGGAATTACCAGCTCGCGAACGACGTTCTTTCGTCGATCTCGAACCTGGCGAACAAGACCGGCGCGATAGTCATCGACGGCGGCAATGCCGATGTTCGCGCGATCGACGGTGCTGACAATGCCAGCATCATGTCGCGCGGAGTTGGCTACAAGACGTTCCTTGCGCTTGGCGGAAGAGGCCCATCGACTTCCCGGCCCACTCCCACCGCCGACGTTGCGATTATCTATTTCGATACGACCTTGGCAGCGGGCGGGAAGCCCGTTTTCAATTACGCCAACACCGGGTGGGTGGACGCAACCGGCGCGAGCGTCTGAGTAAGAGTTCAATCGCGCTTGCGAGGCTAAAACCGCACAACCTTGGCGATGCAGCGGCTCGCCTATCCGTTCCCCTTGTTCCTAGACCAGCACGGCGCTCTGCTCGACGCCGGGAGCATCTATATTGGCGCGGCCAATGACGACCCCGAAAGCGCTCCCGTCACCGTCTATTGGGACCCGGCGGGGACAGTGGAAGCCCTACAGCCGCTTCGCACTCGCGGCGGCGTTGTCGTCAACAACGGCGCTCCAGCGGTCGTTTACATTCCGGACGGCGACTATTCGGAGCGGGTCAGGGATGCGGACGGCAACCTCGTTTCCTATGCGCCTTCCGTAAACGCGGTCATCAGCGTCGGGGCGTCATATCAGCCTCTCGACGCGACCCTGACGCTTCTCTCTGGCCTTGCGACCACCGCTTACGGGCGTTCGCTCCTCAACGCGGCGGACGCTGCTGCGCTTCGGACGCTGGCGGGGATTGTTGCGGCCCTTCCGCTGACGGGCGGGACTGTGACCGGAAATATCCTCCGCTCGAGCGCCGGACCCCACATCTACCATACTGACGGCTCATTCGTTTCCGGGCGCATTTTTGTGACCGCTGCCGGGGCTGCCGATCCCACGTCGCAGGACGGGGATATTTGGCTGGAGCGCGCATCGTGACCGCCGCCCTGAGGGTTGGCGGGGCGACCAAGGGCATTGTCGGCATTCACGTCCGCTCGGGCGGTGCTACGCATTTAATCGGTCGCGGATTCGTCCGGACGGGCGGAGCCCTGAAGGAGTTTTACGGCAACTTTTCCGTATCGCTTAGCACTACGCTGGCGGGCGGGGCCGCAGCCAGTTCTCACGGCGTCAGGGTCACCTCGGGGCCGGTCACCGCGTCAGTAGATGGTGCAATCGGCACCGTGACATGGGCGTGGACGCGCACCGACGCCGGAACGCAGCCGTGGACGATAGACGACCCGACGAGCCCGACGACCACATTCAACACGATTTGCGATCCTGGGGACGACTTCACCGCCACTTTTCACGTCACCGCAACCGACCAAGCGGGGCAAGTCGAGACATCCGGCGATGTGAGCGTCGAGTGCAGCAACAGCTACTTTAGCGGAGGTCTCCCATGACGCAGATCCTCCGTTCGGGTCAGGTTCTCGACGAATATAAGAACCCGGTTCCGGGCGCGACCATCTACGTCTATGACAACACGACCGGGGCGCAAGCCGCGATCACGTCGGACGGCACGGCCACCCTGACCCAGCCCGTCAAAACCGACGAGTTCGGCGTCTATACTTATTACGCCGACGAGAATTACTACCGCGAAGATACCTATTACGGCGGCAAGCTCCGCTACAAGGAGATTTACGCGCTCGGCAATCCTGGGGCGGATTTGTCGCTGCGGAGCGACCTTGCGGCCCCAACCGGACGACTGCTCGTCGGCGGCCTTCGGGAGATACTATCCGCCAATCGGACTTATCACGTCGATCCGGTCAGCGGCAGCGATACTAACGACGGTCGGACCACTGGAACAGCTTTCGCCACGCGGCAAAAAGCGGTGGCTACAGCCTATGCCAATCTCGACTGCAACGGCTTCCAGGTCATTATCCAATGCGCCGATGGCACGGACACGACGCCGCTTGCCGTT